CGAGGTAATACATGCAATGCAATGTTATCAATAGCTTAGAAGAGAGTGACACTCTGGTGTAAGTCACTGTAATCATTACATAATCAATATACAACAACATGCTGGTTGTGTTGCCCAAATGTAGGGGGAGGTGACATCATCTAGTGTCCAAGCACTATTCTAGCACTACATGCAGTATCCCTACCACCTCCTAGTCGTGGTCACATACCCTATCCCCCCGCCTTTTCCAAAAGAGGGGTGAAGTGTGTAGCATGGCGCGTGTATGTTGAGGTCACTCATCACACTAACTCACTCAAAACGATTCACGCCTATATACGTGTGTTAGTATACTACATAGAGGGTAATGAGGCACGTTTGATGTTACTGAGTTGCTACGCGATGGGGTGAGGGAAGGTGAACCGCGCTGCTGACATGCAGACAGCGCGGGGTAAACCAGTTAGTGTACAGGGATACACTAGCTTGGATGATGTAGTTTACCTAGCTATACGATGACACGGTATAACACGACACGACACGACATACTGGGTTACTATACGGACACACATGGCGAGATGAAAACGTGGATGATAACTGTCCAACCATCAAAGGTAGCATACACGAATCGACATAGCGTAATCGTTCCATCAGCCATATATATGAGTTCCTATTGGACCACTAACACAGCCAGTCTTCCTACTGGCCCCCTGTCGGGGGGACGATTGATCGTAACCGGGTTTGGCCCCCTTGTCAATCCCCCTAGGTGGTCGAATTTGCTAGACGGCAGACAATTGGGCTGATATAGTGAATGCGGGCCTCCATATATAAGGGAACGTACCTATGGCAACCGCAGGCTTCTCAGGGTTGTTCGACACAATCCAACCGTCAGGGCATACACTACTCGAAACCGAGCCACTCCGTAAACGTGTATCGAAACTGTTCCGCAACGAGGGCTTGCGTTCGTTCAAGGAACTAATGATCACGTTGAATGGTGTTGCAGCCGGTAGTGCCGCACTTGCACAGTTTGCACGTGCTGCTACATTTAGCACACCTGGTAGTGCTCCTGCCGGTGGTGGTGCACGAACGATCGATACTGTTGATGCAGTGAATCGTGTCTCCGCAACCGCTGATCAGACAGCAATCACTGCAATGCTTGAGGAAGAGTTCGTTCCAGGGTCGTACCCTGCGGACCCGAGCGGTAACGGTGGTGGTGGTCAACTAGATGAACAACAAACGCTGTAGGGTAGTACGATGGCTAACGAAGATCGCCTATCGTTTCGTAATCCTCCAGATGATGCAGCGTCGTTTGACAACTTCAGTGACTTCGTAGCGGCGCTAAAGCTACAATTCCTAGAGGGTATACCACCTACACCAGAGAACATCAATCGTGCACAAGCGCGTGCAGAACTCGTTGCGTCGGAACAGTTAGGTAATCCCGACGCAGGCGCAAGTTCTCCAGCCGGTGCACAACCAGTTGCAGCGCCGAGTGGTGTCAACGGGTCTACTGCTATCCCCCTCACAGCAAGTACACCTGTGGTGAGTGCACCGCCTGCGGCTCCGCTACCAGCTTCACGGCCTGATAGCGTTACATCACCCGGCGTTGCATCACCTATCAATCCGGCGACAGGAAGTGCAGGTATAGAAGGGGAAGCCATTGGTAGTGATGAGATAGCCAAACTCTTGGCATTCATCGTAGCAACAGGTGCTACACTAACAAACCGTCCCGGCGGTGCACCTGATGTAGTATCACCTATCGATACATTCCAACTTGGTGCGTCAGATCGACCGCTTGGGCTCCCCACACCCGAAACAAACAGTGCCCTTACTGTCACTGTACCGCCCACTCCAAGTGGTAACGCAAATCGTGGGGGAAATGCGCAACCTGTTATCACAGGACCAGAACCACAACTTGCACTACCATCGCCAGAAAGTGCACCAATTGGGCAGGAAGGAAGTGCAAACTCTGCTGATCGTTCAGTGAACCCAGATCGCCGTGCAGCGATTGGTTTTGATCCACAAGCGGAAGCTGCTGCACGAAAAGCAGCCGAAGCAATCGATACGACCATTGATTACACACTCCAAGATTTTGTAAAGGTTCTACCAGTAGGCAAGGGCGGTAGTCCGAACGTCGAAGTGTTACAGACTATAATAATATCGCTGTTCGGTGGGAAGAAAGGCGAGCATGTATTCTTCCAAGATTTGTCTCAGATGCAACGTGTACAACTAATGCAGGCTGTTGTTGCAGGCAATGCAGCAATGGGTCGAGCGAATGCTAGTCTAACTGGGCAAGCTAATCTGAACGCAAATCGTGGGGGAACTGTCACTGTACTGCCCACTCCAAGTGATGGCGAAGCAGCGCTACGTAAAGCATTTGGTGCTGCTCGATGACGGAAGCGCTACCAGCGCCGAACGAACCGCTTGTATTAGCGGACGGTACAACTATCGATCCGTCTACAGGGGGGCCTGTACAGCAAGCATCTACGTTTGTTGAAATTCCGAATGCACAACGCGCACAGGACATCGTTGGACGTACGCGCCGTCGTGTAGTTGACCTGCCAGAACCTCCGAAAACGATGAATGCCATCGGTGTCGTGCTGATGTATACAATGTATGGCCTCGCACGACAGGAGATTGCAATCGCTACAGGACTAACTATTGAACAGATAACGAACATACGCACGCTAGAAGCGTATCGTACATTGGAGTCAGAGATTGTTGATAATGTATTGGTCGCTGATGCTGCGAATGTAAAAGCACTACTTGCAAAGGCATCACACAGGGCTGCTGAACGTATTGCAGGTTTGGTTGACAGTCCAAGTCCTGATATACAACTGAATGCAGCAAAAGATATACTCAATCGTACAGGCCACAGCGCAAAGGATGAGCGCGACCGTATCGATTTGAGTGAGGCACTGAACATCGTTGTAACAGTGCGCGATGAAACAGTCACACGCCCGATGATCGACATCACAGGAGATCACAATGCCGCTGGTTGAAGACGTATCTGGTAATGCACCATTCCCCGGAATCGAACAGTCCGTTGCAAACGAATGGTCGCGAACATGGCTCGGTATTGATGAAAACGATACGCTACCTGTCTTCGATCTTACTGGTGGTGTTGCTGATCTCGATCTGCACATCAGTGGTACAATGGGTGGTGCAACTTTTGTTATGAAGGGTGGCGAAGATAAAGACAATCTTCGTACTATGCAGACTGTATTGAATGCAGACAGCAGCATTACTATAACTAACACTGTTGAAAATTATCGTGACGCCCCGCGATATGTACAGATTACACAATCAGGCGGTACGGGTACACTTGTTGACGTACACTTGCATAAACGTTCTGTGTGATCGTCATGCGACAAAAGTTTGCAAAAGCAAAAGGGCTGTTGCGTAAAAGAGCAGCCGTAGCAAGTCTGCCTACATCTGGTGATATACTGGACGAGTCCGGCGCTTTCATCGTTGATGAATCCGGTCAGAGAATAAAGGACGAGACATGACCACCAAAAAGTTCCTGTTCGCCGCGCTCGCTGGATTGCTGGCAGTAGCTCCCGCCTCCGCGCAGACTTCGCTCAATTCTTACCCCGATGCTGTTCCACTTCTAACGGACAAAGCATTCGGCGTTGATGATCCAGCGGGCACGTGGAGCGCCAAGCTCTTTCCTTTTGCTGATGTTCGCACCCTCATTCAGGCCAACCTGACGCAGGCCACCATCGCAGGCGGCACGATCACCGCCGACGCACCGCTGATCGACGGCTCGCAGACGTGGAACAACGCTGCGGTTGCCTTCACCGCTGACAAGATCAACGTGACCGATACCGCCTCTCTCTCGACCTCATTAGTATTCGATCGTCAGGTTGGTGGCTCAAGTGTGATCAATGCGAACAAGGCCGGCGAACTTCAGATCGGTTCCGGTTCGGTAACCGCACCAGCTATTCGCGCATCCGATGCGAACAGCGGCTTGTATTTCCTTAATAGCGATTTAGATATGCTCTACGCCTACAATGGATCGGCCAAATTTAAGATGGGTGGAGTAACAAGTCAGATCACTTTGCACAGCACCTTCAGTCTTGGGTGGTCAGCAGGCAACGCTTCACAAGTTCAAGACCTATCACTCTTCCGCGAAGCTAGTCGAACACTCGCCATGCGCAGCGGCGCCTTCCCAACGACCCTCAACGTCTTCAACACATGGACGGACGCGAGCAACAATGAGTTGGCCGCGCTCGGCTGGATCGACGTTACAAATACGTTTGCTATTAAGACGAAAGCAAACGGGACCGGCACGGGCCGCAACATTGAAATCAATTCGGCGAGCCATCTAAATCTTGTCGCAGGAACGAGTGTTTCAGCCGGCCAGATCAGGCTCCGCACAAACCCAGAGACGACCCGCTGGGTGGTGCAGAGTGCCGGGCACTTTGTTTCTGGCTTAGACAACACCTACGATATCGGTGCGACCGGCGCGACAAGGCCGCGTGACATCTTCCTCGCTGGCGCGCTCCACACCCAAGACGCTGGCGCGCTGACCGCCGCAACTGGCGTTGTTACCGCGACCGGCTCCTATCACACCATCATCGGTGAGGGCGCAGCAGACGACGATCTAGTTACGATCAATGGTTGCGTAGATGGCGCGCATCTAGTGATCCAAGCCGACAGTGATACTGTCACGATTACTGCCAAGGACGGCACTGGCAACCTGCAACTCGCCGGTGACTTCGCAATGGACAACGCGCAGGACACCCTTAGCCTGATATGCGCTGGCGTGTTAAGTGCTTGGGTAGAGACCGGCAGATCAAATAACGGAACGTAACGACCCTGAAACTAACTAACTAAGGAGACCTCTAAAATGCGTAAACTCTTCAAGTCCTCTCTTCTGGTCGCTACTTTTGTTCTCGGCATCAGTGCTGCGGCCCTCGCCGCTGAGTTCACAATCTCGCTCACTATAGGTGCACAGACTACTTCACGAACCATCAACCCTTCTGATGCGCGAGTGGTGGAGTTCATCGATGATCTGAGAAACGACACTTTCAATCAGATTGACGATGGGGCCGGTGGCCTACGCGTTATGACGCGGGTAGAGGCAGGCAAATTCTACGTCGATGCCTTGATGGACGGTCAGATCGAGTTTGCTCGTGGCTTGAAGCAGCAGCGCATGAACAAAGCCGCTGGTGTTGCGGATAATCTCGAAGGCAACTGAGACTAAACAAGGTCGTATCATGTACCGTTACATTGTCATAATCGGTACATTGTGTCTTACTCTTAGCGCTTGTCTTGAGATTGACAGCGCTGAGATCACAGATCAGTCAGTGCATTACGTGCAAGGCTATGGTATGGCGTGCGATGCAGCGCGCTGGGGCGACCATGAGGAAGTAGTCGAAGCTGTAATGACTTGGGCACGGTTCCGTGAGCATGTTCAACACCCTGATGGTGCAGGGAGTGGAAGTGCCCGCGACCTTGCTTTCTATCTTTGGGGCGCGCAGGATGGTGTAGACTGCTCGCCCGATGAAGTCGAGAGGTTATTCAAGTGACTGAACAGGTCTGCCAACCATATTGGGAGAGTCGTCTACAGACTATTACAAGTTTGGCTATCCTCGCTTTGGGAATTTGGTTGTTCACTACAGTACAGAACCAAACTGTAGCGATTGCGGTCCAGACTGAGCAGATCGCTACTCTTGGGAATCGACTTAATCAGCACACCGAAAGCGCGCACCGCATGACAAGTGTACCATAAGACAAGGAGAACACTATGGTAAAGGAGAAGATGGCATCTTGGATACCTGCACGTGTAAAAAAGTATCCCGGCCTTTACGCTTTGAGTGCGTTGATCGCATTCATTGTGTTCCTCTATGCACTGCGTGATCTATTCGGTGCGCCGTACTTGGCAGATCGGATCGACTGGTTCCTCGGTATCGAGGCACCGATAGAGTGATCTATCGATTTGCTATAACAGTGTTACTTGCTGTTCTCACGGCAGGATGCACCATAACGGAGGTGTTTGATGGCGATGGCGTACGTCTTACGAAACACTGGTCCTTTGGTGTTGTAGCCTTCCCTGCAGTTGGGGACAGTTATCTGGTACAAATGCAAGGGATCGGCATAGCTGCAACTGCTCATTTCGATGCCATCGGATACTACAACATCGAAACGACTAGCATTGGGCATGACTGCTTCGCTCTATTCGTTCTGCATGATGCAACTGAGGCCCGGCGAATTATGGAGCGACACTTCGCCGATGGAATCTGTACAACTCAAGGAGAACGTCCATGAAGATTCTAACAACCGTTCTGGTGTCAGCAATGGCACTCAGTATCGCCTCTTGTTCTAGTTCGAAGAATGCACCAATTCTATTCGGGCAGGGTACTATAATCGGCCTAACAGTCGGTGCAGGGCTGGCCGAGGGTCCGGTGCCATCTATCACTCTCGGATACAAGGCGTTTGAGATCGCAAGCGTTCCGACGCTCGATAATAACGGAGAGCTAATGGGCGGGGTAATTCCGCTGGGCACAGAGCCGGACTCACCGGTGGCGACAAATGCCTATAGCGTGTTTGGTTCTCAAGGTGCGAATGTCGAGGCTGACGCTTCAACCGGCATTGACATGAGCATCATGTTGACCCGCTTTATCTCGACGGGGCTTGCCGCAGACAAGTTAGCTGATGGCGTTGCCTGTCGAGAGAGCCGGGCGACAGATAGTCGATGCACTGGAACGGGCAACTGGATAGGTAACTAATGGCACGGACACCCGCAACTCCATCGACGCCGACTACACCAGCAACGCCTGCGTCACCACCACGACCACCTGAACCATCGAGTACGTAACATGGCAAAGGCAACATACAAATATACAGAAGGATCGACGCACGACGACTTTCATAAGTCGCGTGCTAAGGTCCGTATATTTGGTGGTGGTTATGGTAACGGTAAGACTGCTGCGGCTGTCGTCTTGGCACTAAAACTTGCGCGCGATTACCCCGGCTCGAACGGGTTGATCGCGCGCGCTACATATCCCAAATTGAATGACACCATTCGCAAGGAGTTCTTGAAGTGGTGTCCGCCGTCATGGATTAAGTCATTTCCCCGCAGCGCAAACGCGTCGAATACTTGCGTGATAACGAACGGTACTACTATAAACTTCCGTTACATACAACAACAGGGACGTTCGACAGGTGAGCAAACGACATCAAACCTCTTGTCTGCGACGTACGACTGGATCGTTGTTGATCAGATGGAAGACCCAGAGATAACGCATAAGGACTTTCTCGATCTGCTTGGCAGGTTACGTGGTATGGCAATATACCATGGTGACGATGTTTCCATGCCGTCGAGCGGTCCCCGTTGGTTCGTTATTACAACGAACCCCACACGTAATTGGGTGTACAAGAAGCTGGTTCAACCACTACACAAGTATTACAAAGACGGTACCATAGATGATGAACTCATTTGGGATGATGTAACAGAGTTACCGATGATCGAATTGTACGAGAGTAGTACGTACGAGAATGCCGACAACTTGGAAGAGGACTTCATCAGAGGTCTTGAGGCAACATACACCGGTCAGATGCGCGATCGCTTCCTACTGGGTAAGTGGGCAGCATACGAAGGGTTGGTATTCCCACTGTGGAACAGCACAACGCAGATGATCTACCACGAGGATGTTACACGTTGGTATGCTCGACAGTATCAAGATTTCTCTCGCATGCCCGGTATCATTGAAGGCTACGACTATGGCCTTGCTGTTCCAGCATGCTACGGTTTCTTCTTCACCGATGTAGATGGTAACGTACACCTAATGGATGGGTTCTACGAGAAAGAACTACCTATTGATGAACAGGCTGCACGTATCAACGAGATACGTCATATGTACCTTAGTGCTCTCCCCTTTGCAGCACCCGCGTTGGTTGTCAGAGCCGATCCATCAATATTCAAGCGCGGTGCGACAGGTAGGAAGAGTACAGTTGGTGAGTCCATCTCGAATATCTTTGCTAATGATAAAGACAACCCAATCATAATGTCTGCGGGTAACAACAATGTTGCTAACGGCATCATAAAGATCACTTCTTTCATCAAGCCACGTAAAGCACATAGAAGTCCTTACGATGGAAATCATCCCGCACCACATCTATATGTATCAGACAAGTGCGAGTGGTTCGATGATGAGATCGGAGCATACAATTGGCAGAAAGATGTTGTTGGTGACACTGTTGAAAAGCCTATCGAAAAGAATGACCATAGCATGACAATGATCAAGTATGCATTGTCGCATCGACCGGAGATTGCGGCAATCGTCAGAAAGAAGCCGAAGATAGAAGATGCAATGTTCCGCTGGCACGAACACGCTGACGAGCGGCAAGCACAACGCAGCCCGAGGTACGCCTAATGGCACGTGAACCCAACTCCGATCTTGACAATGCACTCCGTAAGGGCGGCCTCGAAAGTATTGACAAGAAGGCAACGCGCACGAAAAAGCCGCCGCCAGTTTACCAAGTAGTTGGTGATTCAAAGATACCTGTTTCCAAAGCGCACGGTGCTGTATGGAAGTCTCGTCGTACAGCAGCGATACGTCGCGATGAGAATGTCATGGAGGCGTGGAAGGAAGCTATTCGCTACTTCTACAATACAGCAGAAGACCTACGTGAGTCTGGCGACGGCAATCGTGCACGGAACATCGGTGCAGCACGAAAGCTCAGTGATGATTTCTCTGAGATAGAAAACCTTGTGTTCGCTAACACGTCAGCACTCGTACCACTCGTATACTCTAAGAACCCTACCGTCGAAGTCACAGCGACTAAACGCTCTATGGATCAAGACGCTCGCACTCTTGAGAAGTTGTGTAATGCATTGATCCTTCGTCGAGCTGCACCGAACTTCCCAATCAAACACAAGATGCGTCGTAGTGTTGTGATGGCGTTGCTGACTTCATGCTCCTACATGGAGATTGGGTGGACAAAGAAGGATCAATCATCTGAGGGTGCTATCACATCACTAACCGAGATCGCCAAAAAGTTAGAGACGGCGAAGGCTGGTAAAGATGTTGCACTGTTAGAGGGGCAGCTTCAAGCGTTAGAGAACGCTACCGATCTATTGCGTCCTGAAGGACCATTCTCACGGTATCGTATGCCTTGGGAGGTACTGATCGATCCGGCGTCTATCGAGGAGGATTTCACTGATGCGCGCTGGATAATGATACAGGACATGATCCCGACGGCGTTGATACTTGCACGTTACGCTACGAAGGTTGGTGATACGCACAAGAGCATATACCGCCCGACGCACGTTATGAAGCTGCAAGATGGTACGGATACACCGTTAGAAGATCAGATCGATTCGTTCTCGCTTCTAGGCGACGGCGAATCATCTGAGAAGAACGTACACACGTTGTACGGCTTTGACAACAAAGAAGCCTACGATCGTGCACAGTTCACAAAGGTCTGGATGGTGTGGGACCGTACGACGCAGCGTGTCCTGATGTACAATGACGAAGATTGGTCATTCCCTATATGGGTGTGGGATGATCCGTACCATCTTGACTCGTTCTTCCCAATCGAACCGTTGTACATGATCCCGTCACCTACAGGTGGTCGTACGAAGGGTGAAGTCTCGTACTACTTGGACCAGCAAGACGCTGTTAACGAGATCAACTCGGAGTTCCGACAGGCGCGGCGTTGGGCACAACGCAACATCGTGTTCAACTCAAGAAAGATTGACCAAGGCAAAGTTGATCAACTCCTATCAGGTGACAAGAACCGTGCCCTTGGCATTCCTTTGGACGAAGGCGAGAAGATCGGCGATGTACTCGATGCGCTGGTTCCGCCATCTACGAACTTCGCGCAACTATTTGACAAGTCAGGACAGATGACAGCGATTGATCGTATCTCATCGGTTGCTGATGTGTTGCGTGGTGCACAGTTCAAGACGAACACAACAAACGATGCTGTTAACACATACAACAGTATTGCACAGACACGCATGGACGAGAAGATCGATGCCGTTGAAGACTTCTCGGGTGGTGCGATGTGGAAGGTTGCACAGTTGTGCTTGCAGTTCATGGACAAGGCTACAGTTATAGACCTGTTAGGTGAAGAGCTCGCACAGAACTGGAGGAATATGGAAGCTACTGAGATCGCACGGTCTTATTCGCTACAGATTGTTGGCGGCTCAGTTGTTAAACCTTCCTCGGCTGTAAAGAAACAACAAGCAAGTGAAATCGGACAGATACTCGGCCAGTTTGCGAGTGCATCACCCGTGGCGTTAATCATCACACTACAAGTATTCGAGAAAGCGTTTGACGAAGTAATCATCTCTGCCGAAGATTGGCAACTGATACGGGAGAGCATCGAGACGCAGTTGCAACAACCCGCTGAGGGTAGTGGTGAAGGAAACTCGGGTCAACCGGATGGTGCAGGTGTTGAGGAAGCACTTGGACAGTTCGCGCAACTAATTGACTCACTTCCACCTGAAGCAAAGAAAGCCATCGGACTTGCACTGGCGCAAGGTGCACCAGTAGAAGATATCTTCGCGCAAGTAGTTGGACAAACACAAGGACCACCGCAATGAGCGATGTATCAACTGACTCCGCAATCGAAGCTGCACTCGAAAAGGAAATGGACTTCAAGGATGAGCCTGAAACAACCCCGGTCATTGTCCCTACGGAAACGCCCGAAGCAGCGCCGAGTACTACTGGACAGCCAGAGCCTACGGTTGAAGCTGGAACTCCTACGGACCCAAGCGCAACACCCACAGCACCAACAGCGCAAGAGCCTGTTCCTATTACCGAAA